CAACCATTGCTTGTTGGGCATCTTAGCTGCCTGAGCGAGCACGGAATTACCCACTGGGCCTGGCTAATCAAGCCCTATCAACTAAGCTGGATTGACTCGAAAACTGGAGTGCCGAAAAGATGAGTGACGTTATTGATTGGAGTAAGGCGCCGGGAGGGGCTACGCACTGGTCGCCGCCGTATGGTCGTTTTGTTGGTCTTTGGGCAAGGGTTGACGGCGATCAATGGTTTTATCATGAGCCTGGCGCAAGCAAGTGGCATGCTGGCTTGAATCCACGCGCTGGCGAGCAATATGTTGAGCGCCCACAGACACCATGGTCTGGCGAAGGTCTGCCGCCGGTTGGGACGGTGTGCGAGTGCGGGACTGTTGGGGCTGCTGATCCTGTACCGATCAATCAATGGAGAGAGGGAGACAAGATAAAGTGCGTGGCTCATATTGAAATCAAAGGCACATCACCATTGCCTCTGTTCTGGAATGAACGAACATTCAACGCAAGCACTTTAGCTTCACACTGTTTCCGCCCAATCCGCACCACAGAACAGATCTCGGCGGATGAGCGGGAGGAATTCGCACGGACGCTTATGCTTGAGATGGGAAAAGACCCGCGAGACAACCCAAACTCAATGAACCAAGCGCGCAAGATGTATGACCTAGGCTACCGCAAACAATAGCCCCAACCCCCAACCAAGCCGGCCGCTGTGCCGGCTTTTCTTTACCTAAAATTCCAGTCTGTGTATACTCATGCAAAACGCATGCCACACTCACGGTAACGGATAAATGAAGATGCCCGATAATCCTAACAACTGGTTCGCCCTTCTTTCATCGTTACCGGGGGAGGCTCAGGCGTTAATCGCGGCAATCATTACCGCCACCCTGCGCGTGGCATACGACAAATCTGAAAAGAGCTGGCAGCGCATTGGCCTTGAGGGGCTGCTGTGTGGCTGCATTGCGGTAGGCCTTTACAGCGGCGCAGGCTATCTTGGCTTGCCTCCGTCGATTGGCGTTTTCATCGGCTCAAGCGTTGGTTTTGTTGGCGTTGTGCAGTTTCGCACCTTCGCGTTGAAATTCATTGGCAAGAAAATCGAATAGGGTTACACTTGCCGCAAGCGTTGGGCGCCAAGCGCAAAACCTCGAAGCGTTTGCTATGATGCCTTTACTCCGGGTTAGCGCGCTAGGGAATTGGTTCAGGCCGGGTGAAATTCCTCATAGCGGTTAGCCACCGTGGTCGATTCGGCTATTTATCAGTATGACGATTGAAGTTCGGCTTGGCGGATCAGGGCCGATCACATACCGTGGTGCAGTTGACAAGGTAGCGCTGCCGAAATCAACGTAAGTCTTATGGGTTCGAATCCCTGCCAGTCGTCATACTAATGAATGGAAAGCTAGTTGTGGCAACACGTTCTAGCGCTCATGTATGCCGGGATCAGCTCCGGCCCATTCATTACTATTTACAGCCGCAAGCGGATACGTGGCGCAATATGGCTATTTTGCGTACACGTTCTCGGCGGATTATGAGCCATAGCATAAATCGAGTGGAGTGAGGTAAAAGCTCACAGGTTTCGACCCCTGACGTTAAAGCGTCCGAGCTAAGCGACCCCGGCGACTCGACTGTAAGCCTAGCAACACGGACCCCACACGACAGAGCAGCGATCCTGCAAAATCGGCGCTGGGGTTTTTTATAAGCAGCACGACCATCTAACCTTGCCGCCTAGCACACTACTGGCGACGGCGCATTTGGTCGACAGGATAGGTGGATAGCTTAATGATGCGGCCTTCTTGGCGAGCGGCTACCGTTCCACTGAATTGGAGTCTAGCTCTAAGCGCCGGGACAAGATGGCTAGGGAAATCGGTAGGAGCGAACACGGTTGGGCGAAAGCCGATAACAGGCGCCGATACGCAGACCCCTAATAACCCATCAAACCTTTCCACAATTAGCCCGCCACTGCGCGGGCTTTCTTTTGCCAGCCACATATCTATGGCACAATACCTGCATGGAAAAACGAACCTACAAAGTCCACAACCGAAAGAACGAAGAGTTCGCGCGGCGCATGATGACCGAGACGCATGTGCCCGAGTGGAAGATATACAAAGAGGTTTTCTGCCCTGATTCGCAGGCGTCACTTAACTGCCTTAGGGTCAAGGCGTGCCAGTTGAAGCAGCAGCCGAGGTTTAAGAAGTACTTGGATCAGATCAAATCAGAAATTAAGGAGCGCTTCTTGATAACAGTAGAAGGCCAAATTGAAAAGCTAGAGAACGTGCTAAACCTAGCAGTCGGCCAAGAAAAACCGCAGTGTGCCGCTGCCGTGCAGGCGATTATGGCGCAGGCGAAACTTGCTGGGATTGATCGCCAAGTGGAAGCCGTTGTAGAGCTTGGCGATTCGCCACGGATTACCTTTGTGCGAGCCTGCAAGCCAGAACAGCAGCCAGACTAAATGGACGTAACAGTCGCGCTAACAGAGCCGCAGGAGGAGTTCTGCTTTTCAAGTGCGGCTTATCCTGCGATTGTTGGCGGCCTGGGATCTGGCAAGTCGCGCGCAGGAACCATGCGGCTTCTTATCAAGATGATGGAAGAGCCTGGCGCAAACGGCGCGTACTACATGCCGACCTATGACCTGCTAAGGCTGCGCGCAATGCCAGGCCTAGAGGGTGACCTTAAGTCGCTAGGGCTTAAGTTCAAGGTCAACAAGTCTGAATATCTAATCACCATCGAAGGACTTGGGTTCATCGTCTGTCGTTCGTATGAGCGCCCAGAGCGTATCGTTGCCTACGAGGTGGCACACTCGGTAGTTGACGAGCTGGACACCCTGCCCAAAGAGAAAGCCGCATTCGTCTGGCGGAAAATATCAGAGCGTAACCGGCAGAAGCTAAACGGGCGAAACACGATTGCCGTGGTTACCACGCCTGACCAGGGCGTTAACGGGTTCGTCTATGAAAAGTGGGCCAAGCTAAAACAGCCCGGTTATGAGATTTACAAGGCGCCTACTGCAAGCAACCCGTTTTTGCCTGACGAGTACATTGAGCAAATCCGCGCCAACTATGACCCAGTTCTAGCGGACCTGTACCTAAACGGCGAGTTCGTCTCGCTGTCGATGAACAAGGTCTATCACTTCTTCGACCGCAAGAAGCACAGCACCAACCGCGAAATTATGCCGTCTGACGTGCGCCTGCATATAGGCCTAGACTTCAACATTGGCGGCTGCTGCGCTGTGGTGTTCGTTATCGACGGTGATGGTCCGATAGCTGTTGACGAGTTCGTGAGTCACGACACATACGACGTGGTTAACAACATCGTTGCGCGCTATCCAGGCAAAAAGATTGTTATCTATCCGGATGCCAGCGGTAAGAGTGGCAGCACGAACGCCAGCCGGTCAGACGTTGACATCCTGAGCGATGCCGGATTTATGATTGACGTGCCATCGAAAAACCCGGCAGTGCGCGACCGGATCAACGCCTATAACGCAATGCTGGCGCATGATCGTCTGCTGATTAACTGCGAGAAATGCCCAGAGCTGGCGTTCGCGCTTGAGTCGCAGGGCTACACGAAGAAAGGCGAGCCAGAGAAATTCGACGAACACCCGGCGATTGATGACTGGGTGGATTGCTCGGGTTACTTTATTCATCGCAAGTATCCGGTTGCTAAGCCTGTTGTGTCGGTTGGTGTCCGCTTCGGATATTGATATAATGAACATGCGGATAGGGGGCGCCCGAAAGCGAATTAGTCATTCGTTTCCGCAACACTTCGACTACCTCTAGACTAGAGCGTACCAAGATGACGAAAGAAGAAAAGCTAGAATATGACCGCGCTTATCGTGCGGCAAACAAAGAACGGATTGCAGCCTATGAGCGTGCGCGATACCAGAAAAACCGCGCTGACTATATAGAGCGGTCACGCAAGCAAAGAACAACAAATCCAGAAAAGACGGCGCAATATATGCGCGAATACTATTTGGCCAATCCTGAAAAGGCCAAAGAGCGCGTCGTTAACTACAGAAAAGAAAATCCCGGCTGCCGTTCCGCTGAGCGGCGCAACCGTCGCGCAAGATCGTCAAATGGGAGCCATACCAACGCTGACGTTATGGCCATCTTCAAGAATCAGCGCGGACTTTGTGCGGCCTGCTCGGCGAAGCTGTTCAAGTCTGGCAAAAACAAATTCCACGCCGACCATATCCAGCCGCTAGCGAAAGGCGGATCTAACGACAAACACAACATTCAGTGCCTATGCCCTACCTGCAATCTGCGCAAGTCAGCCAAAGACCCAATCGACTGGGCAAAAGAAAATGGCCGACTTCTGTAGATTTTTCTTGCCTGCGCACCAATCAGCCTGCACAATGGCCCGACATTCGATTGATTTGGAGTTGGGAAGATGAATAAGTTTACGCCGGGGCCATGGTACATAGACAAAACAACCGTTTACGCGCTTAACCCTCAAAACTTTAATCGGTTCTGCGCGCAAGTTCAGGGTGCGCACACGCCAATTGCAGAGCTTGAAGCCACCGCCCGCCTAATCGCAGCCGCGCCGGATTTGCTGGGTGCGCTGGAAGAGTTGAGCGCAGCATATAGTGATGCGTTGCGCGATGAATTCAACATCACTGAATGCCCGCTTATTGACAAGGCTCGCGCCGCAATCGCCCGCGCAAAAGGAGAATCAAATTGAACGGCACCCAAACAACACACGGCTTCATCCAAAACATCATCCGACACGGCGTCGAGCTAGTCGCAAAAGTCGACATCACAAACCCGGCAGCCAAAGTGCATGACCCGATCATTTACAAAGGCCGCGTGATCTACGCTATGCCGGGTGGCGGGGAGTTTGTTGGTGGGCGGGTTGAGGGGGTGGTTAAGTGATTGGCTTTAAGGTTATGTTTACTGGGCTTCTGTTTGCGCTGTTTTCTATGATCGGCGTAATGTTCTTCAATTCGGAGCCAAAACAAAAGAGGCTGACAGGGGTTTTCGCAGCAATTTTTCTTGCCGGCTTTACTTCTGCGTTTGTCGGCGCTATCTGGCAAATCTGGAGCTAACATGAACCTTCACACAAAAGACAGCGAAGGCAATCACCGCATTATCGAGGGATCGCTTGATATGCTGGCCGATCAGAAACAACTGCGCGCGGATTTGCGTGATGCTAAAATCCACGTCAAGAAGCGCCAGCCAATTTTTGGATTCATTAAAGGCGGGCAGTATAAAGCGCCTGCCACTATTTGGGATAAGTGAGTATGTGGGTACTTATAATTACGCTGCAATTCAGCGAAGGCGTGGCAATAACAACGCACGAATACTTAACAGAACAACGGTGCCTTGAGGCTGGCGCAAAAGCAAAGGAGAAAGTAGAGGGTTTGTTCTCTACTGTTAGGTTTTCGTGCTCAGAGCGCTAACCAAAGCCCCTTAAATGGGGCTTCTTTTTACCTTCGCGCTTATGTGGCACAATACCTGCATACCTAACAGGACGCGCCCCATATGCCTATCAGCTCAGTACACGCCGAATACTCCGCCAACACAGAACGGTGGCGTCGTAACCGTGCCGCGTGCGCTGGGCAAGACGAGGTAAAGCAGGAAAAAACGCTATTCCTGCCAGACGATAGCGCAACAGACAAATCAGACGAAGCCCGCAACCGTTACGCCCGCTACCTTATGCGCGCCGTGTGGCTGCCAGTGTCGAGCTATACCAAGCAGGGGCTGCTAGGCATGGTATTCCGCGCCCCGCCTAAAACCGACCTTCCGTCGCAACTGGAATACATGCTCGAAAACGCCGACGGTTCCGGCCTGTCGCTTGAGCAGTGCGCAAAGATCTACACGGGCGAGGCTATCGAGGTCGGGCGCTGTGGCATCCTAGCAGAGTATCCAGAATCAGAGCCGGGCCTTTCTGCTGAGCAAGTGGCAGCGCGCAACCTGCAAGCGCGACTCACCACATACCGCGCAGAGTCGATTGACAACTGGAAGTTTGAGCTGATCGGCGGCATCTTGAAGCTGACGATGGTCAAGCTGTGCGAACTGACCGAGATTGAAAAGGACGAGTTCCTTTACGAAAACCAGACACGTTATCGGGTATTGCGCTTGCGTGATGGCGTATATACCCAGGCTGTTTACGACGACAGCGGCGACGTAATTATAGAAGAGTTCGCCCCGACTGATTTCA